CTTATTATACATCACCTTTTGATGATGCATTGGGATTATCGGTAGATGGAGTTGGTGAATCAGAAACACTTTTAGCATGTTATATTAGAGATAATAAATTTAAACAATTACAAACCCTTTCATTCCCCAATTCTTTAGGATTAGTATATTCAGCAATAACTGCATATTTAGGATTTAAACCAAACGAAGGTGAATATAAAGTTATGGGATTAGCACCTTATGGTGATAAAACAAAATATAGACATGTCTTTGATAAATTAACCTATTATGAAAGATTGGGTGATTTAATAAACATAAATCAGAAATACTTTACATATCGTACATCTGAAACCGATATGTATAATTTTAAACTAATTCATTTAATTGGGTTTCCGCCACGCTTTAAAGGAGAATCAATAGAACAAAAACATAAGGATTTGGCTGCCGCACTACAAGATTGGTACGAAGAACAATTTTATTTTGTTCTAAATAGAATTAATAGTAATTGGAGTAGTGAAAACTTGGTATTGGGTGGAGGATGTGCATATAATGGTACAGCAAATGGTAAAATAAAACTTCATACTAATTTCAAAAATGTATGGATTCCATACGCCCCATCAGATGCCGGTTCTGCAATTGGTGCATGCTTATGGCATTGGCATAAAACATTAGGACATCCAAAAGTAAAAGGTGGAGATAATCAATCGCCATATTTAGGTCCTGAATGGGATACAAAAATCGTTGATATACTAAATATGAATAAAGAATTGTGTGTGGAGTTAGTACCTAATCAAAAATGGTTATGTGAAATAATTGCAGGATTAATTAAAAAAGGAAAAATAGTTGGTTGGTTTCAAGGCAGAACAGAGTTTGGAGCTAGAGCATTGGGTAATCGTTCTATATTAGCAAATCCACACTTGCCCGATATTAGAGATAAAATAAATAAGGTTGTAAAAAAGAGAGAAATGTTCCGACCATTTGCCCCATCTGTAACTCATGAAGATTACCCAAAATATTTTAAATCAGAGGAAGATGTCCCCTATATGAATCAGGTTGTTAAAGTTATTTCCAAAATACCCATACCATCAGTAACACACGTTGATAATAGCGCAAGAATACAAACGGTAACAAAAGAACAAAATCCACTTTATTATGAGTTGCTAAAAGAATTTGAAAAACTTACAGGGACACCAATTTTATTAAATACGTCTTTTAATCTTAAAGACCACACAATGACAAATGACCCTCAAAAAGCGATTTGGACATTTCTTAATTGTGATATGGATATACTGGTTATTAACAACTTTATAATTTATAAATAATTATAGGTATATAAATTTGTAAAAATGAGTTCAGAATTTCAATTATTCGATGGTAAAAACCTATCATCATTGTTTAGAGATATATACGAAAACCAACAAAATAAAAAGAAAAATATTTCCGATTTGATTGAATCATTAAGGAAGTTGATTAAGAATGTTGGTGAGGCAACCGTAATTGCACCAATCATTAAAGACCTTATAGAGGTATCGGTAAAGAACGATGAACACTTAATCAAAATGGCAACTATTGCACAGAGGTTAGCTGCAGCAGAAGCAAAGGGTATAGGTGAGGATGGTTGGTTGAGTGAAAATGAAAAGGCACAATTATTTTCTCAATTAGAAGAAGCGGTCGATGAAGTTGATGCAAAAAATAGAGAAAAAATTTCTGATTTAGAAATAGAAATAGAAGAAATCACAAAAAAAATTAGATAATGGCTGTAAACCCACCACCAAAATTATTTAACTACAAAGATTCAAGTCCTGAAGTTGGATTAGAAAAAACAGTAACATCTTTTTTAGCTACGGTAGTAAAAGTTTTTAAAGTTGAGAGTGACTTTTTAGAACTAAAAAAAGAAGAGGATAACATAGTTGTATATAACAAAAATACAAATTTTGCAGAAAAGGATGTAAGATTTTATGGTGCTATTTATTTTAATGCAGAGGATACACAAAAAGAAATTTTTGCATTTCCGATTGAAAAAAATAATTTTACGTTTCCGATTGTTGGAGAAACTGTAATAATAATTTCTATTAACAAAAATGAATATTTTTATTTACCATATACTATTACTCAATATAGTAATTTTCGTGTTGATTATAAAACAAAACAAAATTCAGCTGAACAAAAATTAGAGGATAGTAAAACGGCTTCTAACTATGAAACTGTAAAAAACACAGGCACACCAACTAATTCAGAAAGTTCTGACAAAGAAAAAAAAGAAGAATACAAAGTAAACGAAAAAATAAAATTTTTAAAACCAAAAGAGGGTGATACAATAATTCAAGGTAGAGTTGGAAATACAATCCGTTTTTCAGAATTTTTCCTAACAGAAGATGATAAAACATCATCACCATCTATATTCATTCGTAATAAACAAAATCCAGAATTAGATGATAAAAAAATTGGCGAACTAATAGAAGAAGATATAAATAAAGATGGTACATCGATTTATTTGACATCAGGTAAAGTAAAAGTACCATTTAAAGAAACAATTAAAAAAACAAAAGTAGCATTCAAAAAATATCCATCTTCCGATGATTTAAAGGGTGACCAATTTTGGTTAAATTCCGATAGAGTTATATTATCAGCAAAAGCTAAAGAGTTTATTGTATATGGTAAAGGAAATACCGGCGTTATAACTGATGGTAATTTTTCAATCGATGCAGAAAAAGAAATATACTTTCATAATAAGAAAAATATAACAATTCATTCAGAGGGGTCTAATCAAATTTTTTTAAATTCAGATAACGGTAAAATATTTTTGGGAAAAGATAAAGGGGAGGGTGATGCCGGTGCAGCTGTACAAAAAATGGTACTGGGTGGTGAATTGGTAAAAGTATTAGAAGATTTAATAGATGCAATTACAAAACAAATTTACTTAACTCCAGCCGGTCCATCTGCGACAGGGCCTACAAATATAGCAACTTTTAATCAAATCAAATCTAAATTAAAAAATATATTAGCAGCTAAAAACTTTTTAAGTAAGAACTAATGTCATGGAGTATTTTCAAATCAACCTTACTGCCAGCGATGCAATCACACGCATTTGGAAACAATATGGCCGGGTTTGCAAAAACATTTACTTTAGCATATGATACGGCTATAAAATCAGGAAAAGAAACAATAAGTCCTATTCCATTAATGAAAGGAAACACATCAGCAATGGAGGCTCAGCTAATTTTATTTTTGTCTCAAACCCAAAAATCAAATTCCACAACACTATTAGATGTAATAGGCCCGGCAATAATTTCATATTGGACAGGCGGTTTATTAATGCCAATACCACCCATTATCCCACCGCCTGGTGCTATCAAAAGTATAGCACTTACTCAAGGATTAGTTTTAAATCCTGGTAGTTGGACACCAATACCTGTTCCCCCAAGTAATAATTCATCTATATTTTTAGATGCATTTATAACGGCTGCAAAAATTCATTTATCAACCGTTAGTGGTCTTTATATAGTATTAGCACAATATCCACCACCGGCACCACCTGCGCCAGGTGTTATTCCGTGGGTTGGTTATATAGTACCCTAATTAAATTTTAACTTTCAATATTTATTTAAAACAATTATTATGGATTCGAAATTATTAGTCGGATTAATCAAAGAAGTTGTCAAAAACGAAGTAAAACAACAAGTAAAAGAAGAATTGGCAAAACTGATTAAATCCGGAGCAGTTACATTAAACAAAGAAAAAAAGGGAACATCTTTAATGGAGATGACAGAAACTAAGAAAAGACTTGTAAAAAACACACAAGCAGCAATCAATAGACCTGTAAAAAATTTTACTAACAATAAAATGTTAAATGAGGTTTTAAATAATACAACACCATTTACGGCAGAAGAAAGAGCAGAGGGTGGCATGATGAATGAAAGTTCTGTGTTAGATATGATGCAGCCCGAAAAATATGAAGAAGATGGTTGGGAAACTATGGATTACAGAGAACAATCTACTCCACAACAATTACCCTCAACTGGTAATGCTGGATTAGATGCAATTCAAAAGGCATTAAATAAAGATTATACACAATTGACAAAAGTATTTATAAAACAAGAAAAACAAAAAGGATTAAGATAAAATGGCAATTGAATTAGGTAAAGTAAATGTAGCTGATTTAAAAAATAATAATTTTAAAGTATTGGGTATTGGTATAAATACATCATCTAATTCCAATGGTCCTTTTTCTGTAAATTATACTACATTGACACAAATTAAAAATAATCTAATAAATCTTATATTAACAAGAAAAGGAGAAAGAGTAATGCAACCTTTATTTGGTTGTGATATACATAAAATAGTTTTCGAACCAATTAATAGAGAAGTAATTGATTCAGAAATAGAGAGAGTAATAAATGATGCTGTTTCCTTTTGGTTACCAGAAATTAATATTGATGAAATAATATTTGATTATACGGATGAAGATATAGATAAAAATAGAATTTCTTTAGAGATAAATTTTTCATTGGTATCAAATCCGAATATGAGAGAAAATATAAATGTAGTTGTAAAATAATAAATAATAATGGCATCTAAAACATTAAATAGAAATTTTAAAAATAATCAAAAAGATATAAATTATGTGGGGAAAGACTTTTCTTCATTTAAAGAAAATTTAATTGATTTTACAAAAACATATTTTCCAAACACCTATTCTGATTTTAATGATGCTTCTCCAGGAATGGTATTTATTGAAATGGCATCATATATTGGTGATGTATTATCATTTTATCAAGATATTCAATTAAAAGAATCTTTATTAAATCATGCGACAGAAAGAAAAAATTTGTTATCAATAGCACAATCGTTTGGTTACAAACCCAAAGTAACTTCACCAGCTATTACAACTTTAACTATGTATATGCTTGTTCCATCCGATGGAAACGGTTCAAATCCAGCACCAGATAGCAGATATTATGTTAAAATAAAAGAAGGTATGGAGGTATCTTCAAATTCTGGAATTATATTTAGAGCAATAGATGAAATAGATTTTTCAAACAAAAATGATAGAGAAATCGATGTTTATGAAAGAAATTTAACAACAGGAGCACCAACATATTTTTTAATTACAAAAAAAGTAAAAGCAATATCTGCTACCGAAATATCGACAACAGCAAATCTACCAGTTGGGGATACGGAATACCCAACCATAAATTTAGAAGAAACTAATATAATATCAATAGTATCAGTAAAAGACGCTGAGGGGAATGAATATTATGAAGTACCATATTTGGCACAAGAAAGTATTTTTATAGATAGGCAAAATAAAACTACAAATGCAAATGAAAATCTGGCAAGTCATTCATTAGATGTTCCATACATATTGGAGGTTAAAAAAGTCCCTCGTAGATTTTCTACAAAAATAAATGCAGATAATACCATAGAATTACAATTTGGTAGTGGTGATGTAAGTTTAAGTGATGATGTTATTTTACCTAATACAAAAAATATCGGATTAGGATTAGCTAATTCAATACAAAGAACTAATACAGGTATTGACCCGGCAAATTTTCTAAAAACAAATACATTCGGTATTGCTCCGGCAGGTAAATCCCTTACAATAAAATATCTTGTAGGTGGAGGAATTTCTTCAAATGTAAATAGTCAAGAATTAAATAAAATAACACGTATTGAATATAATGAAGATTTATTATCAATAGATTCTGCAGTTCTACCAGGATACCAGGCGGGTAAAGAAACATTGGTAGTAAATAATTTAGAATCTGCTACCGGAGGTAGGGATGAAGAATCAATAGAAGAAATTAGGCAAAACGGATTGGCAATGTTTGGTTCTCAAAATAGAGCGGTTACTAAACAAGATTATGTTGTTCGTGCATTATCTATGCCAGCTAAATATGGTAGTGTAGCAAAAGTCTGTGTATCCGCCGATGGTGAGTTAGATAATAATTCTCCCGCAAGTATACTTGCTAATCCTAAAAATTTACAAGAATTTACTAATTTAGTTGAATCAATCAAAGATTTATCAAAAGGTGATATACAAAGAGAATTAGTAAAATTTTTATCACAAAAAAGAGGAGGAGTCACAGAACAGAATAATCCTTTTGCAATTAACATGTATGTTTTAGGATATGATGATAATAAAAAACTTAGAAATATAAATGTAGCAGTCAGAGAAAATCTTAAAACTTATTTAGGTGAATATAGAATGTTGACAGATGGTGTAAATATTATTGATGGTTTTATTGTAAATATTGGAATTGATTTTGAAATAATTACTTACGCTAATTACAATAAAACAGAGGTATTAGCAAGTTGCTTATCAGAATTGCAAGAGTATTTCAATATTGATAATTGGACATTTAATAAACCAATTATTATATCAGAAATAGAATTATTAATTGCAAATATCGATGGAGTATTAAGTGTACCATCCATTAGGATATATAATATTTGTGGAGATGGTGGAGACGGGTACTCACCAAATAAATACAATATAGATGAGGCGACTAAAGATAAGATAATATATCCATCTTTAGACCCTTGTGTTTTTGAAGTCAAATTTCCAAACAAAGATATAAAAGGAAGAGCTTTATAATATGCATAAATTTTATACATCATCATACGATGCCAGTATCTACCT